GTCCATCGATGAGAAGGCACACTGCCGTAAGCTTACTCAAGAAACTGAATTGAGCGAAACGAAGGAAATTGACAATGCAGTTTCACTCTGGAGATGGTATGGTGAAAAGAATGTAAAATGGTGGCGTGATAGACCGTGTGTGTTTACTCATTGTGTGTCTCGCGATGTTGAATCATGGAAGAAATACCTTAAATTTCTAGATGTTCGAGCAAAAACACTTCGCCATCATTTTCACGGACGAGTTACAAGGCGTTTACTTCGAAAGTAAGTTAGAAGACAAATGAGAATTAATTTAATTAGCAACCATCGTAGCGATACCGGATTGTCACATGATGTGAACATCATTCGCGGTGTTCTTACGGCAGTCTTTGACAATAAAGTTCAAATTAATCTTGTTCAACATATTCAACCCCAGTGTGCTGAAGCAGATTTCAATATTTTCTTTGAAGTGATAAATCCCTCTCTTTTTGCATATGCTGGGCGTAACATTTGGATTCCCAATCATGAATGGACATATCAAACTTGGATTCCGTATATGCATATGGTTAATGAGATTTGGGTAAAAACTCATGAAGCTGAGCAAATTTTTAAGGCGGTAACTTCAACACATGTAAGATATATCGGTTGGACATCGATAAGCAAAGAATTTTCGTCCAAGAAAAACTATTATAAAGCCATTGTTCCATTGGGAAAAAATATATATAGAGAGATTGAAGTAATTTTTGATGCATATATTCATCTAAAGCAGACTGCTCCTGTTGATTTTACACATCTTCCAGTGTTAAATGTAGTAAGTCACAGAGAAATTAGTATACCTGATTTAATTGCGGATAAGGTAGTTCTACACAGTAAACTTTCAGTCGAAGAGTATGACACTCTATTAAAAGAATCCGGTATTTGCATTTGCCTTTCTAAGGCGGAAGGGTTTGGACATGCAGTAAATGAAGCTATGTCTTCTGGTTGTAATATGATTCTATCCTCAATTGCTCCATTTTTAGAAGATGTGGCTGGAGAAGCAAATCTTGGTGTTACATTTGTTCGCCCACGTGAAACTATAGCAAATACTTCATGCTTTGGTGTTTTAGTAAACTCGGATAAAATCTCTATGTGCTCCGCATTGCAAGAATTTCTTGATAAATCTATGAAAGAAAAGAAATCAGAATCTGAATTTATGCGTGAAGTGTATGCAGGAAACCATCGTAGATTTATCGCCAAAATGAAAGAACTACTGCCTCAAATATTTTATGTTGAAACTCCATATTCTCTTACAAAATCTATGCCAAAAGAAGACGCTTTACCGAATGTTTCTATTGTATGCGTAACTCGCGACCGCCGTATTTTTATGCCAATTCTGAAGTACTCTTATATGATTCAATCATATCCTGAAGAGAAAATGGAGCTCATTATTGTTGATGATGGTGATGATTCAATTGAGGATACCTTATTTGGTGTTCCAAATGTTGTATATGTGAGGCTTACAGAAAAGAAGACAATCGGTGAAAAGCGCAATATTGGAGTTTCTAAAGCAATGTATGATGTGATTACCTTTATGGATGACGACGATGTTTATCCCAATAACAGTGTTCTTCAGCGTACTGCTATGTTACTTGCTTATCCTAAGAAAGAATGTGCATTCTGTAGCGTAATTCCATGTTATGACATTTGTAACTATTCATCTTTCATGAATGCTCCACCATTCTGTCTGAGCATGTCAGAAAGGGTTTCCGAAGCAAGTCTAATCTTTACTCGTAAATTTTGGGAAGAGTGTAAATTTGGCGATACTCAGATAGCAGAAGGTGACGCATTTATTCGCGGTCGCGAGCACATGTGTCGGGAGTTATCTCCGCAGGATGTTATTGTAAGTTTAGTTCATACTAGAAATAGTTCTTCTCGTAAGATTCCTGATTTCAAAGAGCCGAATGGATGCCACTTTGGGTTCAATGAAAAACTATTTATATTGGTTTCGGAAATTGGTGATACCTTAAAGACCGAACATCTTGCCAAGTGAAGCCTTGCGAGACGCTGAGCGACGACCCTTCTTGCCACCACGGGCAGTGCGATGGCGACGACCACCTGTCGCGGGCGCCGGGGCCTCGGCAACTACTGCACCAGGAGCAGCGGGGTCACCACCTCGCATCTTTGCACCAAGCTTCCTTAACATCTTACGTGCAGCCTTGCGAGTAACAAGCTTTAGCTTGTGACGGCGACCTCCAACCGGAGCAGAATTGTTACTACTTCCATTGACAGGGATAAAGCTTTCCATTTGTTTTATACTCTGCTTCAGAGAAATTCTTAGGACGAGCATGTCAAACAATTATTTGACGCGGGCTCGACCGTGAATTTTTGAGCCGATGAAACTGCTTTTGTACGAAGATAATAGCAACCTGTTTTTAGACCTTTTGACCAAGCATACATATGCATGCTAGAAATCTTAGCATATGTGGGCTCGGAAAGGAATAGATTCAATGACTGAGATTGACAGATAAAGGGAGCTCGGTCAGCTGCCATATCAATAAGGACCTTCTGAGGAATTTCCCAGACAGTCTTATACAGTTCTCTAATACTGTCAGGAAGTTCCTTAATCGACTGAATACTACCATTATCTGCAATGATTTGGGTACGAATCTCAGGGTTCCACATTCCTAGCTTTGTAAGCTCATCTACTAGATACTTGTTTACAACCATGAAGTCTCCGGCAAGAACACGGCGAGTATAGATATTCGAAGTGAATGGCTCAAAACATTCATTGTTTCCAAGAATTTGAGATGTCGACGCTGTAGGCATAGGCGCGACTAGAAGTGAATTGCGAACTCCACTGGTTGAAACTTTTATGCGAAGAGCTTCCCAGTCTAGATAAGGAGTTGCACACGGTTTATCATTCCACAAGTCATATGATAGCTTTCCCTTTGACATCGGAGAGCCACCGTATGATGGATGAAACCCAGGTACAGAATACCCATTGTGCTGATATTCTGTGAGCTCAACTGCTCGACTAACAGATGCTTCTAGAGCTGCGTAATAGATATTCTCAAAGATTTCACGATTTAGCTTCTTTGCTGCATCAGAAGTCCATGGCATCTTCATCTTAGCAAAGACATCTGCTAGACCCTGAATTCCAATTCCAATAGGGCGATGCTTCATATTAGAATTACGACACTCTGGCGTGGGGTAGAAGTTTTTATCGATTACTACATCCAAGTTACGAGTGAGAACACGAGTATACTCTCTAAGCTTTTCAAAATTGAAATAGTACGCTTCATAGTATGGCTGATACTCTACGAACTTAGGAAGGGCAAGAGACCCAAGATTACAAACTGCTGTCTCATCGGGAGAAGTAAACTCCATAATTTCTGTGCATAGATTTGAACTCTTAATTGTTCCAAGATGCTGTTGGTTGCTCTTTGAATTAGCTGCATCCTTGTAGCAAAGATAAGGTGTTCCTGTCTGAATTTGAGCATCCAGAATCATCTGCCATAACTTTTTTGCCGGCATAGTCTTACGACCTTTGCCATCAATTTCATATTTTACATATAGCTCTTCGAACTTATTGGAGTGAACATCTGCAAGACCAGGGCATTCATTCGGGCACATAAGAGTCCAGCTGCCATCTGCCTTTACGCGTTCCATGAACAGGTCAGGAATCCATAGACCGTAGAATAGGTCACGCGCTCGGTCCTCTTCTGCTCCCTGATTCAATTTAAGACGAAGGAAATCCTCAATATCTGCATGCCATGGCTCTAGATATACTGCAAATGACCCATTACGCTTTCCTCCTTGGTTTACATACTTGGCGGTATCGTTAAAGACTTTGAGCATTGGTACGATACCAGTAGACTCGCCATTTGTACCAGCAATACGAGAGCCGCGAGCGCGAATATTATGAATAGATAGTCCAATTCCACCTGCCCACTTAGAAATTTGAGCACAGTCTCCAAGAGTCTTATAGATTCCTCCAATTGAATCGGAGTTCATCGTAAGAAGAAAGCACGATGATAATTGAGGATGTTGAGTTCCAGAATTGAATAGAGTAGGAGTTGCGTGAATAAAGTATCCATGCGATAGAGAATCATATGTCTCCTTCACACGGAGCATATCTTTCCCGTGAAGTTGAATAGCCACACGCATCCACATATGCTGAGGACGCTCAATAACACGACCATTCTTTCGTAGAAGATATGCACGCTCTAACGTCTTAAATCCAAAATAGTCGAACATGAAATCACGAGTATAATCAATCATACTCTCATACTTTTCTGAATTAAGACAGACTAAGTCGTGCAGTTCATCACATACAATAGACTGGTCATGATATAGTGTCTCAACGCAGTCAAGCATAGTTGCTGGAGTATTCTTCTGATGATTGTCTACTAGAATGCGAGCTGCTAGCATTCCGTAGTTGGGATGATAACGAGATTGCATCATAGCACATGTCTCCGCAGCAAACTCGTCTAGTTCAGACGTTTTTACGCCATCCGATAGTTGCATACATACTTTCTGAGCCACAAGGTCGGGATTTACATGGTCCAGACCATCAGATAACTTGCGAATGCGTTGAAGAATTTGGTCAAATGACACAGGCTCGCGAGTCCCGTCGCGCTTGATTACATATAGGTGTTCTGCCATATTTGTGATTCTATATGCCCCTACAAGAAAATCCGTTGTCAATGAATAATGAGAACTCGCAAAGTTCGTAAATTAAAAAGAAAGCGAGGTTTTTCCAGAAAACGCGGAGGCATGGCTATTCAAGGACAGCAGGGATGTGTTACTATTCCGTCGCTAGTAATTGATGCTAAAAAGACTCGCAATGTAAATTATATTACAAAACTCTTCTTTGAAGATAAATTTTTTAATGACGAAAAAGAGAACGATGATTTTATTCTCAAAGAAATAGATCCTAGGCAAACATTTACTGCTGTACAGTACGATATGAATCCAATCAATGTAAAAGCAATTTCTCAAACAGAGCTAGCAAAATGCACATCTCTTACCGGAAAGGATCTTGCGAGTCTCAAATTTTTAAACTATAAATACGTAGGAAGATCTGTTGATTCTATTGTTCAAAGTAGTACAACATTTGACGTTAATTCATCGAAAGATATAGTGGCAGCTCTTGCCAATCTTATGGTAAAAATGCATGCAATGAACATGGCTGGGTTTTATCACAGAGATGCTCATGAAGGAAATATTATGTACGATGAAAAAACTAAACACGCATATTTAATAGATTTTGGGTTTGCTGGAAAGCAATCGGATAAACCAATATTAGATATGCAGTTGATGTTAAATTCCATTAATATAACATTATCATGCATTCTTGCATTTAGTAAGTTACCGGAAAGCTATATATCAACTCTTAAGGCATATAAAGATGATATAACTACTGTCATTCAAAAAATTACCAATGGAATGCCTGTAGCAGATGCTATGAAATTAGCTGTTAAAATGGCAACCGATCTTTCATTAAATTTTACTCGATTAGAAGCAGGAGGTAAAAGATTAACTCGTAAGCGTCACACTAATATGCATGGATTCTAGTTCATGAATTGTTAGTGCTAAAGCATAGGGAGTTGTTAATATAAGTGATTCTAAATCAGGATTTGCATCTAATAATCCACTTTCAGGTTGAAACAGAACTTCTGTCTTATCTGAGCGTTCCATTAAAGATTCATTCAGAAACTTAGCGGTTCCGTGAGTAATTAAACAATCACGTTCCATCTCTCCAATACGGAGACCACCATCATTTGCACGTCCTTCTACCGGCTGGTGTGTTAGCAACTTTTTAGGTCCAGTAGCACGATAGTTCAATTTGTCTTCTACCATGAGTTTTGAACGAATATAGTAAGTTGGTGCCATGAAGATTTCTGCTTCCATCATTTCACCAGTTTGCCCGTTATATAGAATCTCATGACCATAGGGATGAAATCCCGCTTTAACAAGAAGCTCTGATGTTTCCGATACTCTATTCTGAGTACTGAATGGGGTAGCATCAATTAATGAACCTAATTCAAGTCCGAGCTTAGTGGACATTGATTCAATAAACTGACCAATAGTCATTCGAGATGGAAATGCATGAGGATTTACAATCATATCTGGGCGAACACCTTTAGCAGTATAAGGCATATCTTCTTCACGAAGACGTAGTCCAACCGTTCCTTTTTGTCCGTGACGAGCACTAAATTTGTCACCTAGAACAGGAATACGATGCTCTGCAACTCGAATCTTTGCTGCTCGAAGACCATCTCTTGTTACATAACGATATACTGAATCAACAAATCCACTTTGCCCACGCTTAGTAACCTTCGATGCATCTGTATATCCAGTTACCAGTCCACTTGAGTTTTTTGTTGGATGAACCATGCCAATCAAAATGGTTTTCTCATCTACCGGAACTCCAGCACGAATGATACCATCTGAATCAAGCAAGTCGTAATTATATCCCTCCTTACGTGTTACTGTCTCACGATATTTAGGGTCTGTAGCAATATTACCAAAAAGAGTAGATTCAAATACCTTAACTTCTCCTTTATCAAATCCCATATTAATTGGCTCTTCTTGAAAGTCATATGAGTGGTAGTATGTTGTATGAAACATTCCACGATTGAGCGCAGATTCATTTAATAGCACAGAATCCTCCTGATTGTAGCCAGAGTAAATCATGAGAGCCACCATAGGATTCTCGCCATATGGAAGACAGCCCAAAATATGATTATATGTCCATGTCTGAGACAATGGTCTCTGTGCGTAATTTAGCCAAGTAGCAATAGTATCAAATCTCTTATTGAATGCAGTATTATACCAGCTACACGCTTGTTTTAGTTGCTGGCAGCTGAATGCATTACGTGTACCAGGGTCAAAATCACAATTTGGAGAGACAGATGCAGATGCCGATAGAATCGCCAATCCGTGAATCTCTGATGGAAGGTCGGGATTAAATGGCTCCATGCTAATTCGAATATTCTCAGTTTCGGCAGAATCGATATACTCCATATGTTTCTTAACAATCGACTCCCACGATTTCAATTTTTTAATCTGCTCTCCCTTGACACCTTCCTGATAAATGGGTCTTGAGGGGCGACCTGCATCTGTATAAATTAAATACTCATTTTCAAGTCGATTCCATGAAATGCAAACAAACTTTGGTATTTTCTCAGTCCTGCGTTTCTCTAATAGAGTTTCATGAAGTGAGTTAGAATTTTTACGTAAAATTCCAACTAGGTCTGAGTTTATATAAATACGTGTCCAAGAAGGCTCCCAGACAGAGGGATTAATCAATGATAAAGGAATAAATTCGGTGTTTAATTTTACAATATCGTAAATATCCTTTGAAGCAGATGCAGTTGAAATAGCGCATAACAAAGTCATAGATTTAATGAGACCAATATTGCGACCGTCTGGATTATCAATCGGACACATAAATCCCCACGTAGAGCAGTGAATACGTCTCATGTCTACAATCTTTCCACCTTTATCGACGTCCATGTTTACACGTCTTAATTGCGCCACGGTTCCCAAATACGAAAACCGTGTTAGCTCCTGAGCAATACCATCTTTGCCTCCCCACTTTCCCTTGAATGATTTTTCGATATCATACATGAAACTAGAGCTGCGCCAATAGTAACCAATATTTTCTTCTTGAACAAGTTCAACTATTTTCTTTCCTGCATATTGTTGCTGCTCAAAATGAATACGAGAATCCATCTCAGTTAGCATGCGCTTAGATGTCTCCTTAAAGACACGACGAAACTCTTGAAACATAAGCTCTCCTGAGGCAGATAAACGTTTGAAACGAAAGTGGTCACGGTCTGTTTTAGGTTTAATTTCCAGGGCAACATCAATCGCCATTCGAGCCATGTATCCTAATAGATACGCCTTCCTGCGATAGAAAGCAGCTGGTGACTCATCCTCATGAACAGAGCAGTGTGGAAACAGTTTATCATAAAGATTAATGTACACACCACCTTCAGAGCGTGTACGTGTCTGACGTTTCAAAAACAGAAGGTTAGGGTCTTGGTTCTGGTCCTTTTCTCTAGCCATTTCCTGGCGAGTGAATACTTCATGAGAGAGTACTAATTCTGCAAAAATTTCATCATACTGTGTTCTATCTATAGACGGAATTCCTGCAAGAATTGTATCATATATATCTTGGTCATTTGTAAGACCTAATGCGTAAAACACACTAATAAGTGGCACAGGCTGTGTAAAGTCAGGAAGAGTAATTACAGCAAGACGTTTAGTTGAAAATGCGGAAAAATCCGATGTACTCGCTACTTGCTTAGGATCGTCTGATTTTCTGTTTGCTGGCGGAATAATTAAGAAGTGAGAATATGGTCCCTTCGTTCCATCTTCAGAACTAGAACGAATACCAGCAACATATTCAAATGGTTCAGCTTTAGTTGCCTCTTCGAGTTTACTTACAGTTTCCTTTTCTACTAGTGTTTTTGTTCCAGAGCTACCACTGCTTACCTGTTTACGCTTTGAAGCATAAAACATATTTTCAGCTAAACGCTCTTGCGTAAGAAGAACCTTTTCTGCTCCACCTACTATGAAGTATCCTCCAAGTTCGAATTTACATTCTCCACTTGCATATAGTTCCTCAGTTGTCATCGGCGCTAGATAGCATAGTGAACTCTTTAACATGAGAGGAAGTTGGCCAAGTTTTACATTTTCAAAACGCTTTACCGTAATGTCTTTGTCAATCGTATATTCTACATCTACATTCATAGAAATATCAAATGTATATGTCTTATTGTCAAGACGGCACTGATGCGGTAGTACTGCATTTCCAATCTCATCAACTGGTGGAGAATAAGATATTTCGTTACTCTTTTTACCACCGATGTATACTCGAATAAATCGTGAATCTCCGAGATTTAGCGTAAGAGGATTCATCCCGGCAATAAAGTTGGGTATTTTAGTAGAAAGCATATCACTAAATGAATCTAAGTGATGCCGAACTAAAGGATTCGTCGTATCACGAAAATAAGTGTCTAATACATGTCTGGCAATTTCCATTCCTTTCCTTGTAACAAAGAAAGAATGGAGTATTTAAGTACTGCCGCCTTGACTCTCGTATTTACGATACTGATGATTCTTGCATACAAGTTTCTCGTCAATCCGCAGGTAGTTTTAACTTTAGATGGTTCAAAAATGGCAAAATGTCCTGATGCTTGGGCATTTAATAGTTCAACTATGTTATGTGAACCAAATATGCCTACAGAGTGTCGTTCGTTTGATCCAAACGCAATCGCTATTCAATCTGCCGCAGCAAAGTGTAATTTAGCTCGTACATGTGGAACCAGTTGGTCCGGCATGTGCGGTTAAGGTGCACACAGTGGGATTTGAACCCACGACCCTCGGCTCATAAGACCAATGCTCTACCAACTGAGCTATGCGTGCTGTGTAGTCCCACCGAGAATCGAACTCGGATTTTCAGATTCAGAGTCTGATGTACTAACCATTGTACGATGGGACTATATGCCTCCAGTGAGGATTGAACTCACGACCTACAGCTTACAAAGCTGGTGCTCTACCACTGAGCTATAAAGGCGAATGATAGTAGTGCTAATCTACACTACTATACTTCTATATGAAGTGTTCGGTTTAAGTCACTTACTCAATAACTTTGTTAGTATTCAGTAATGTATGCTGAAACATATCGTCCTACAAATTTAGATGAAGTTATTGGTCATTCAGAAGCAAAAGAATTACTTCGTAAATACTTGAGCACACCAAATTTTCCTCGTGCAATTATGTTATCCGGCTCACCGGGAATAGGTAAAACTACATTGGCACTTGCTGCTGCACGTACAATGGGATTCGACCCTCTCGAGATTAATGCATCTCGCTCTATTCGAAGCTATGAAGACGTTGAAAAAATTAAGAATGCATGTAAGTCAACGGTAAATATTTATTCATTTATCAAAGGAGATCGTACCAGAAAGACATGTGTTATTTTAGATGAAGTAGATGGAAGTGACCCACACGCGCAAGGTAAAATCATCGAGTGGATTAAAGATACGACTCGAGGAGTTCCTATTCTCTGTACCGGAAATGAGCTTCCAACAATATTTAGACGTAATGTTGAACACATAGACTTAATAAGATGCTTTCCACCAAAGGCACTTGAAGTTCAGTCTATTTTTAACTTGGATATTACAGAAATCATTAAAGATTGTCAGCATGATATACGAAAGTTAACTCATCGAATTCAATACGGTATATCAGATATAATACCTAAGTATTTAGCACCACCTACTGGTCTTCCTGTGGAGAAGGCGTTTCTTCTCCGACAGAAAATGTTTGATTTGCCGGATTCTCTGTGCGAATATCGTATCGACATACAGGACAGCGAACCGAAGTTGAAAACCAAGTCACAATACAAGCGCGGTGGTAAACATGGCCACATTGCCGAATCCGACAAGCTCCCGAAGAAATAGAGTCTTGACATACTGCGCAACTTGATGTAGTAGACTCGGTATTCTCCAATGAATGATTAATTTGTGCAACACTTGGTGCAATAGTTACTGGGTCTAAAAAATTTCCCACCATATTTGGCATAGTAAGTGTAATGAGAGCAGTTGCTGCCGCACGTGTTTGAATACTATTCATATACACGCGATTAATAAACTCAATATAAAGAGCTTCATTATTCATGTAACGAGCAATCATACTTGGACGATACGTGAATGGAATTGCTCTAAGGGTTGGACTAGATAAAAAATTATTACGTCCCACAATCATATCTTCGAGTAATGAAAATACAGAATTACTTTCTTCTTCATTTGACATTTGGTATACTATGTTTATTGATTGAAAATCACATACGTTTTAGAAACATATCCATTGGACCCCGTTTATGTTTTGTAAGATAAGAAGCTCCCATAAAGAGAATAGAATCTAATTCTTTTTCTTTTTTATCTAGAACCTTAAGTGTAGCTTCTTCTTCATCCAGACCTTTTTCAATAAAGTCCGTTAGCATCTTATCATAATTTTGTCTAGACTTATAACCGTCTAGATTCTCAATTGCAAGAGCAAATAATTGCGCAACTGGATTCTGAATTTGATTTGTAATATAGAACTCTGTGTCAGGCTTTAGTCCTTTTTCTTTGACATAGTCGACATGCTCAATCTTCTCACCCTGTTTCTTTTCATCCCTTCGATTTGCCACATAAATATATGGCAACCTATCTCCAACTTGAGGAGCAGTTCCTGGATCACGTTCTCCCATGCGGTCCGCTAGAACACGATGAGCAATTTGCCCAGGATTCTTGTAATCATCACGCAACTGCTTCGTAATAATGTACTTCTCCATCGGAAGCTCATTTTTAAGAACGCGCACAAGCATATCCTTAACAAATTCCTGAGCAGGACGAATATCTCGTTTATCCATGAGAATATCTAGTGCTCCTCCAAACACATCTTTTACAATAGGAGCATTATCACGACGCTTTAGAGCAACACCCATAGTTTTACGATAGCACTTTGTAACATCTGTTTCATACAGCATTCCTACGTAGCGCTTACGACAAAATAAAATGAATGGAAACATAGTTTTTTCATACTCAATCTTGTAAGGCTTACGACAGAGCTCGGTAATACGAGCTGCGGATTGCTGTCCAAGTTCAATAGACTTTGCAAGGTCTGTAGTTGCAAACTTAATAAAGATAGAATCTGTATCTCCATAAATTACTTCTCCACCAAACTCTTTCTCTACAATGCCTTTTGCAAAGTAGATACGGTCGCGTCCAGCTGCAGTGGTACACGCAGCAACCTCCATTCTACGAATCGGAGATGTGCGAGACCCACATTGTCCATATACTGAATTTGCTACAACCTTATATGCAAGTTGCAAACCATTTAGAACTGCCTTCTGTGCATCATCTTCTATAGATTCCATAGCCTTTCGAGTCTCCTTTCGCTTTTTAAGTAGAAAGTCTAATGTGAGAGGCAGAACTCCGATGGTACGCATATCTGCAGTTGGTTGAACATATCCACATATTGTACGTCCAGTAGGATTCTTGTCATCATCGTGTGTATCGTAAGCAATTTCGTCAATCCGATATCCTTCTGCGCTATCCGGACC